CATTGGAACGCCATGTGCGAGTACTATTGCGAGTGTGCTCGTGCTTTTTGGTGGGGAGATTTTGTGGCGCTATTCAACTTGAAAGCCAACGAGTTGAAACGCCCCACAGAATTACGGCTTAAGCATCTTTTCGGAGTCTTTATCTTCAAGGCATACACCATCCTCCTTCTAAGCGGGATTGGACCCACGAGCGCATTTAATCGGCGTATGGCCGAAGCTGAAGAGGGGGTCATCGTCCGTACCATATACGGCGAGACCGCCTATTACGCGTGGCTTTGGCACCGCGCCAACGCCAAGCGATCGCTTCATGCGTACTGGGATACCTCCGATTGGTCCCACGGGGTCAGGAGGACCCACAGTTTCGCTGAAGACCAGCGCGTCGCCGCGAAAAACGAAGGCGATGACAAATCGATGCTCGCGAGTTTGATCGTTATGAAGGAGGTTGGTGAGGGCACGGAAGAAGTCACGCCGGATGAGCTCAACGCCCGCATTGTTACATGTATGGGCGATCTGGCGGGCTTCGCGTATGAGATTGCGCGCGTGCCCAATCAGAACGGGAATTGTGGCAGGAAAGCTATTCTCGAATTTTGCAGTGCAGTTATCGGTATCCCCAAGGACGCGGATCCCGTCACGGCCATGGCCTTTATGGTTCCCAAGCCCCTCAAAGCGCTTGGTAAGATCGCCTGGAGCGCATCTACCGCCGTGAATTATACCACTGACTCAGAGACGGGGAAGCGGAACGGAGTGCGGCAGGACGAGACCTACCATAGGTTTTGTGCCACCCGTTTCTTTTCCATTGCTTTAGGGAATGTCGATTCCCCCGGTGTGGGGAAAGTCTTACACAACTGCGGCGAAATGCATTGGAGGGCTTATTGCGATATGGCTAAGCCCCATGCTCCGAAGTTGTGCCACGTTGAGACGCTCTATGATAGACGCGCTCCCGAGGCCCGCGGCCTCGAGGAGTGGTCCGAATCCACTTTCGAGAGCCTTTTGAAGATGCGCAATACATCAGCGAGGGCTAACTTGGACCGAGTCTTTGACCCATCAGAGTGTTACGTGGCCGCCGTGGCTTGGCAGATGGACGTGCCATCTCTGGCGCGCGCCCCCATGGATCAAATTATCGCCTCACTCCTGGAGTTCGATGAATCCGCGGTTGCGTGGGTTCCAACCATGGAGAACATTAATCGCCCCGAGCGATTTTTTGAGGCAATGGAATTGGGGGTGCTCGGGCCTGAGCTTACCAAATTGGCAGGCGCTCGTTACAGGGCGCTCATTGCCAATTTGCACAAGCCGGCCGAAGCGCCAGAGGAAGTCGTTGAACGAGTCCGGGCTTTCTTGAAGCCCGTGACGAAAAAGACCGAACCCAGTAGGTCG